GCGCTCAAGCCCGCGACTTTTGCGAGCGAGACTAACTTTTATTGACCTTAACATATTGAAAAGAACTAACATTTTTTACTTTATGGCAAGATTACTCACACGGTCTCAATTCGCACGACGTTCGAAATATTCCCGGGCCAGGATTAGCCAGCTTGTCAAGACCGGAATTATCATTCTTAAAAATGGTAAAGTTGATCCAGTTCAAGCCGAAGCAGCCATTGCCGCAAACATTGAACGATCCTGCCGGCTGAAATCCGAAGCAAAGTCTAAACACCGACAAAGTCCCCAACTAGAACTTATTCCAAATGGATTTAACAACACAAATCAAAGCGATCATCACGCGGAGGGATTTAACAATGGAGGTGGAAATGGAACTCCATCGCTTACAGATGCTCGCCGCGATCATGAACTTTTAAAAATCAAATTGACGGAAACTCAACTGAAAATCAGACGTGGGGAACTTGTTTCAAAGGGAGAAGCCGCCAAATGGCTCATGGCTACCGTCTCAGCGGCAAAACTGGCCTTCCTGAGTCTTCCCAGACGCCTCGCCGGAATTCTCAAAACCTTAACCGATGAAAAAGAAATCGAACTCCTCTTGAAATCTGAGATCGAAGGAATCATCAGTCACCTGAAAGAAGCCCAAAATGCGAAGCATAACCGCTCACGCCCAAAAAGTCCCAACAGAAGTCTGGGAAGCCATGTGGAGGCTTCCAGATAGGATCTCCATTCCAGATTGGGCTGAGAAAAATATCATTCTGTCAGAAAAGATGGCGGCTGAGCCAGGTCCGCTAAGGATTTCCCGCACGCCCCATATTCGTGGCCCTCTCCTGGCGTTCCAGGATATATTTATCGAGCAGATCATTTTCGTCTGGGGCCGACAACTGGCCAAGAGTACAACCATTTATTCATTCATCTGCTATATTGTCGCCCAAGATCCGGGACCTGCCACTTTCCTATTGCCAACCCGGGACAAAGCGAAGGAGATCCAGGAGACCAAGCTCGATCCAATCTTTCGGGCCTGCCCGGAAATAATGAGGCATATGCCAGACGATCAGGACGACTATACGAAACTCCGGATGAACTTTTTAACAATGGTCCTGGCCATGGCCTGGTCTGGATCGGACACACAGACCACTACCAGGAGCAATCGATATCTGCTTGTTGATGAGGCCGATGAAATAAAAAAAACGGTCGGAGAGAACGCCATTGATCCAATTAAAGGAATTCGGCAGACCATGACTACCTTCAGCAATCGAAAAGAAATCGATAGCGGGACCCCCACAACTCCAGAAGGAAATATCTGGCGGGAACTTCGTAGCTGTCAGCTCGTTTTTGAATATTGGATTTCATGCCCTCATTGCGGGGTCTATCAGATCCTCTATTGGCAAAACGTAAAATTCGGGGAAAACCATGATCCGATTGTCGTGGAAGAGATGGCTTACTATGAATGCGAAGCCTGCCAGGCTCATATTTCAAACCTCGATAAAATTAGACTGCTAACTCGCGGAGAATGGAGGGCACGGACGACCCTTGATCCGTGCGATCAAATCAAAAAGAATATTAGGGCGCGTGTCGAAGAGACGATCCTGCTCGAAGATGCTCTCAAGAGTAGGCGATTCAAGAAAATCGGATTTCATCTGCCCAAATGGTATTCACCTTTTTCAGGAGGGACGTTCGGAGTTATCGCCAAGGAATTTCTGGAGGCGAACAATGCCCTCAAAGAAGGCGAGGACTATGCCCCCATGCGGAACTGGAGAATCTATAATGCCGCCGTACCATGGGAGGAAGTGGCGATTTCGGAGACCGAAGTGGAACTCATGAAAAATCAGATCGATGTACCTAAAGGCGTTTGTCCCCAGGGGACGATTGCCTTGACTGCAGGAGTGGATCCTGGCCAGGGAGGATTTTGGTTTGTTGTCCTGGCCTGGGCGAGAGATCAGAGCCCTCATCTTCTCGATTCAGGCTGGCGCGCCGGCGACTATGAAACTTCCCAAATCGGCGATCTTCTTAATGCGGCTTACTCTATTCCTGGACAGGAACGACAAATGACCATGTTTCGGATGGGCCTCGACACCGGCGGAACCGAGTACTCAGATAAAAATCTGACGATGACGGCGGCTGCATATGAATGGATCCGCAAAATGAGAAACCTACGCCTTTTCGGAACGAAAGGGCTTTCCAGGGACATTCCAAAACGACTCCGTGAAAGCCGGATCGACAAAATGCCTGGAGATAAGGGTGTCACCATTCCGGGTGGACTGGTTTTGATCGAGATCAATACCGATGCAATGAAAAATCTTCTTTGGTTTCGCCTCAACCGAAACATGGTTGAATGTTCTCGATGCAAGGCCAACACGAGGTTTCGTCGGAACGAGATGGAAGGACCGCTTCCTCTGACATGCAAAGGCTGCGGTGCCGAACTTCCGAAAAAGGAGATCTCGGGAATGTTCACATTTCATGCTGAAGTCGATGAGGAATATATCAAACACATCCTGGCAGAAGAGCTTAGACTCCAGAAGAATAATGAATGGGAATGGGTGAGAATCCGGAAGGCGAACCATCTCTTGGACTGTACGGTTATCGCTTTTGCGATGGCGGACTCTGAGCTTCGTGGAGGGATTCGAGTGATCCGGACTCCAGGACAGGCGCCCCAGGATCCAAACAAGCCTGCTCCGGTCAATCCAGTAACACAGCGGCCTAAGGGATCCTGGGTGAAAGGATGGTAAATGGTAATTGCGATTTTAGTTACTGGTTTTTATCTTTTTATCGGATTCCTACTGGCTCTTATAGGGCCTCCAGATAGTAGCTCGTCTTTTTGGAAAGTAATGTTTCTTTGGGGCGTGAGGCCTTTTGTAACTTTTGAAAAATGGATAAAAATTTCGGACAGAAAGGAATTTCATGAAAAGAAAAATTAGATTAAAGTGGACCTGTTCCAATTTTGTACACCATGAGCATCGGTGGAAATGGACGGCATGGTTTTGTGGCAGAATTCAATATCTAAGATCGAGGATGAGAGGTTATGTATGAACTGCAAAACCTGTAGGCACTGGATGAGGACAGATCCGAAAGAAGATTCTGGAGAATGCCGGCAGAGGCTTCCTACCGTGTTCATGAACCCCGCGATCAATCCATTAACGAGAAGGCCAGATATGGTCCTGCAGACCTTTTTTCCGAGGACAGCCTCAAATATTTGGTGCGGGCAATTCCAGGCAGACCTAACAAGCGGGAATTTGAACGCAAACAGAGTAGGACCTGATCGGATTATCGTTGGTTACAAAGCGGCATGCGAAGTCTTGAGTGGGATAACCGAAAAAACCCTAAGGGCGGTTGAGAAGAAATATCCGATCCCATGGTGCAGATTCGGAGACAAGCAAAAACCGTCCATCAGATTGAGCGATCTGCTTGATTGGCACGACAGATTTCCCCGTTATAGCCCCCAAAAACGCCGGCGTTAATATTTCTATCGTTTTTCCGCAGATATTCACAAGAATTGCCTATTTTTTTCCATCGATTTTCATTTGACAACCGCCTTAATATCCTGTATCCCATAGTTTAACATAAAAAATCCTGGTCTGCAGCCAGGTCCAAAGAGGGGAAAGCCCGTTCATGACCATGCGCATGGATGGGCTTTTCTTTTTTGAAGGAGATATGAACTGAACGTTCCTTCGACTCTTCAAGCTGGCGACACGATCTCCTGGACGGAGTCCATCGCCGACTATCTTCCATCGGCTGGTTGGACTCTTGCCTTTGCCCTTCGCGCTAAGGATAAATCACCCATTACGATTACGGCTTCTTCATCCGGAACGGACTATTCCATTTCAATACCTTCCTCAACCTCGAAATCATACAGTCCGGGGACCTATTGGTGGCAGGCTTACGTCTACAAAGGCACGCCTCCTGACTTCACGGAAAAGCATTCCGTTGATTCTGGGCAAATAGAAATCCTTTCGGATCTCTATGCTGCCGGAACGCAGACTGAATTCCGGACGACGGCCAAACAAATCCTCGATGCGGTAGAAGGACTTTTAAAGGGAGATCGCCGCGATGTGAGCGGGTATTCCTTCGGCGGCCGGTCTATCTCGAAGATGACGTATACGGAACTTTTGGAGGTACGGAGCCGTCTCCAGGCCGAGGTTCAGCAGGAGGCCGATGCGCAGGCAATCGCCCAGGGCCTCAGCAACCCGAGAAGGATCGGCATAAGGTTTAACGATGTTTGAGAAGATTCGTAAACAGATCGCCTCATGGATTTCTCCACGCGCTCAAAAAAACTTCGTTCGTATGTATGCTGGCGCAAAGCAGTCCCGTCTTACCGCCGGATGGGGCCAAACCGTTACAAGCGCCGATTCCGAGCTCTCAACCAGCCTCCGAATACTTCGCTCCCGCTCTCGCGCCCTGATCCGCGATGCCGCCTATGCCAAACGGGCGAAGACGATTGTCGTCAACAATGTAGTCGGATCCGGGATCGGGATGCAGGGACAGGTCATGACGAGCCGCGATGTTCTGAATGATCGGGTCAACGGCGACATCGAATCCACGTGGGAGGATTGGAGCCTGGCTTCTTCCTGCCATACGGGAGGAGTGCTTCATTTCGCCGATATCGAGCGGCTCGCAATGGGCCAAGTCTTCGAGGCCGGAGAAATCTTCATCCGGAAATACTACCGCAGATTTGGAAATTCTAAAGTGCCTTTCTGCCTTGAGATGATCGAGCCGGAAAGAATCATCGATGAGATTCAGCCTTCGTCTCCGCTGCCGAATACGATCATCCGGATGGGAGTGGAGAGTGATGAGTTTTACAGACCGGTTGCTTACTGGCTCAAAAAGCTTCATCCGGGAGAACTCCGGGTCAATCCAGGGGAGACGGACGCAATCGAGCGAGTCCCTGCGGATCAGATCATTCATCTTCGCCTCGTGGACCGGTGGCCACAGACGAGAGGGGAACCATGGCTTCATGCCGTTGCGCGGAAACTGAACGACGTCGATGGTTATTCAGAAGCGGAGATCATTGGCGCCCGCGCCTCCGCCGTCTATATGGGAGTCATTGAGACGGAAATGGATTACGGAGAAAAGCAGGAGGACGGTTCGAGGGAGATCACCCTCGAGCCAGGGATCATCGAGCGCCTGAACCCCCGCGAGAAATTCAACTTTGTCAATCCGCAGCGCCCGAATTCTCAGGCCGATCCCTTTCTTCGTTTCATGCTCCGGGAGATCGCCGCTGGCTGCGGCGTTTCCTATGAAAGCCTCTCCCGGGATTATTCGCAATCTAATTACTCGTCTAGCCGCCTCTCTCTTCTCGACGACCGGGATCTCTGGCGAGTGGTCCAGAGCTGGTTCATACGGGCCTTCCGGAACCAGGTCCACCGCGAATGGTTGGAACAGGCCGTCCTAGCGAGAGCCCTGAAGACGGTTTCCGTCGAAGAATACGCCTTCAATACTCAAAAGTTTCAGGCGGTCCGTTTCAAGCCGCGCGGCTGGGGTTGGGTCGATCCCACCAAAGAGGTCGAGGCTTATAAAGAGGCAATCAAAGGCGGTCTCACAACCCAGACTTCGGTTATTGCACTTACTGGCGGGGGAGACGACATCGAAGACGTTCTGAACGAGCGCGACCAAGAACTGAAGATGGCCCGCGAGAAGGGACTTATTTTTGACACGGATCCGCAGTCGCCTGAATTTCAGAAGAAACCTGGACTTCCCCCTGGCGAACAAAAAGGAGCCGAAATCATTCCCTATCGTCAGAATGCGGGAAAGGAGGCAATCCATGGACATTGAGATTTCCCAAAAAGCCTATTTTGAGGAGGCGCGGCCCTACCCGAACGAGCATGCATGCCGGCTTGAAGATCCGGGCAAGTTCGATAAATTCGCCCGGAAGAATTGTGAGGAGAAAAAAGACGGCAAATGTATTGACGTGATCTATGGGATCAAAGATGGCAAATCCTCAATCCAGGCCCTTCGTTTTCCAAAGGAAACGTGGAGTGCCGAAGGCGCCCGCGCAGAATGTAAACACCGCGGCGGAACATTCGAGGCGGCTAAAGAAGAAAAGAGCGTCGAAACGGAGACGGTCCGAAAGATAAAGGTCGGAAAACAATATCGGTCCTTCGTCATCGACAGGGGAAAGATCAATCAGGAAAAAAGGACTGTCCCGCTTTCCTTCAGCTCCGAGGAACCGGTGGAAAGATTCTGGGGCGTCGAAATTCTGGATCATCAAAACACATCGGTGAATTTGCGCCGGCTCAAACGAGGAGGCGCTCTGTTGATAGACCATGACATGCGAAACCAGGTCGGGGTCATTGAGGAAGTATCGATCGACGAGGCTGACCGAAAGGGCCGCGCCAGCGTGCGGTTCGGGCGGAGTGCCAAAGCCGAAGAGATCTTCCAGGATGTGCTCGACGGAATCCGGTCCAACGTATCCGTGGGGTATCAGATTGATGAGGTGGTGCTCGAGCAAGAGAAGAAAAACGAGCCGAGCATCTATAGGGTAATGCGATGGGAGCCTTATGAAATTTCTCTCGTCTCTGTCCCAGCCGATGTCACCGTCGGCATCGGCCGAAGTGATGAAGATGCGAAAGAGATCGAAATCAGGCTTCCGCAGCCACAACACCAAGAAACCGAAGAGAGGGTTGAATTCCCTCACAAGGAGGAAAGAAAAATGTCAACCAAATGTGAAAAATGCCGTGGCAATCTCGTCGATGGCAAATGCCCGGCCTGCGAGGCTCAAAGAGAGATCGAGGCAAAGGCGGGCGATCCCAATAAATTGTCGGCGGTCGAGTTTGAGAAAAGAAGGATTCAGGCAATCAAAAATTTGGCGGAAGCCAACAACATCCCCGATCAAACGCGCGATGGATGGATTGCTCAGGGGTATGATCTCCAACAGGTATCCGAGGATATTCTGAGGATCAAGGCCGAGAGAAGCAAGAATACCCCAAAGACGAAGATCGGAATGGCAGAAATCGAAACGCAGCGATACAGCCTGATTAAAGCGATCAGGGCAGCCTATGAGCAAAAATGGGACAATGCGCCCTTCGAATTGGAATGCAGCCGGGCCGTGGCACAGACGCTTGGGAAGGTTGTCGATCCAAAAAGATTTTATGTTCCCTATGAAGTTCTTGAGAGGGGAATCGATACCTCTCTGGTCCGTCAGGTGGCACAGAGGGACGTTTCAGTGGCGACGTCGGGTGGCGCCTATCTGGTCGGAACGGAAAACATCGGCTTTATCGAATTGCTCCGTAATCGTTCCGTGTCTTTCAGGATGGGAG